ATTACATCAGGCGAATGCTTGATGTGCTTGTTAATCATTGAAGTTAACTGTTGACGTCTCTCTCTCGCTTGGTCGCCAGGTTCTAGTAACTTATAACCTAGCCTAGTTGGCCAGATATCGTCAGAACCGTTGTGCGCATCCATCTGTGCACGATACATCTGTCGAGCCTGCTTCTTAGGAAAATTATCATCTTGACGCATTTCAGCGCCACCTGCTAGCATTCCATTAATTAGACGTGAAGAACGTAGTTTGCGAGTTGTTGACTCCCACTCGGAGTTAATTCGCTCTAGCTCAGTCTGACCGATGTCCGACTTAACATGCTTGGACATCTGGAACACCTCCAAAATGATCGACAGTATTGACTCCACTGTCGATGATAAACTTTGTATCGCTGTGAATTATATCCCGTTGCACTTGATCACCTGAATTAAACAGATGGTTCCGTAGCTCCCTTGATGACTTTATAACCAGGATGCTCCTTAGACACTCTGTCTAAGGCCTCATCATCTGATTCGTCGTCCATCGCCATTACGGCTATCTTATCCTTACCTTTGATAAGCCATCCTGATGGGGCTTTCGGGTTGCCAGGTATGTTGGCATCTACTTTGAACCCGTCACCTACCGAATTCTCATCTTGATCATCAGACGGTTCAACGGTCTTCTCGACGGTGTCGTACTGCTCACGCAGTCTTTTAAGTAAGGCTTCCCTTTCCGGTGGAATCCCTGACACCTCTATAACATCAGTGGTTCCATCATCCTTAGTAACCTTATAGTATTCTATTTCTTCACCGCTATCTTCTTCCTCGAAGTCAGGAAGATCATCCTCTTCCTCTTCTACCTCAGATGGTGCAGCTTCAGGCTGAGTTAACTCATCCTCATCTACACCCTCTTCCTCGATAACATCGACATTATCCTTATCAACTATCTCAAGAGATGGTTCATTGTCGGCAATGTCAATCTTCGCGAATAAAAGCGGTGGTTCGAGACCAGGGATCACCAACTTAATTAATTTGGTTTCTCCCTCTCTCATCCTAATCCCAATTGGTACGAATGCGTTAACATCCGCAGCATCCGGATTATTCGGCAGTTCTGAATTCTTCTCGTAATGTGTTGGCATTATGATACAACTCTATGAATTGATTTTAGAATTAAGTGTAAACAACGATCTAGGGATATAATCTCTCACATGGTCAAATTTAGTGACCAA